GTTGTGGTATAAACATTCCAGGTCGGGGTACTTCTCGGAAGTCAAACCTTTCTCGCAAGGAAAGCTCGTTACCGGTCTCACGAACGGTATGAGCTGACGCTGTAAGAAGGTGACGGTCTTTGGAAAGGAGAGTTATTGCGCGGGGGGCAAATCCCCTCACAGTCCAACCGCACCACCCACGATCCGATATACTCGGATTTGCCTCATCGAAGTTCGCAAGCAGCCCGTTACCTTCAAAGCCACCTAAAGAGTTACGACGGAAGTCGTAGCCCAGCGGAACTTTGAAAGCACGGAGCTCCTTAGGAATCCTCGACAAGCAGAACTCATAGGCTGTCTTGAGATCACTATGACAGAACTGACGCTCACCCCATTCGTGGGATAAGCGACGGAGCTGATTAGCGATAACAATCCAGTCAATGGGTCGCAGGGGTATCTCTTTGAGATACACAGGCCTGACGTTGAAGCCAGCAAACCAATCCAAGCCGCAAGACTCCCGAAAGGGACCCTTGCAAAAGGATTTGGTTTTATTGACTATAAAACCAACTGACTCAAGCACGCGGACGACTTCATCATAAGCCCCAGAGGGGATAACGATGTCGTCTCCGAATACATTGACCCAGAAGGAATTGTAGCCAAGGCGTTCAACTACCGCCGAAGATAGAGCCCAGAAGATCAGGCTCTCAAGGTCAAAAGTGGCACCGTTACCCATACTCGAGAACTTTTGATAGCGAATAAATTCGCCATCAAGAGACCCGGTATGAGATCGGGCACTGTCTAACCAAGAGAACCAGTCTTCCGGCAAAAGATCTCGCACTAGCTCCCGACAAATTGTGTCGGAGGCTCCTTCAAGATCGATTGTAGCCAGAGAATCATCAAGTGAGCCTAGACGGGCCAAACGCTGGTTAAGCGTTTGATCGTTAAGGTCCACTCGAGCTCGAAGTCTCATACGTTTTCGGATCATACGGCCAAGGCCGTTCTGAAAGAAAACATTAATATGAGGCTCGATCGCGATGACTCGGTGGGTTTTAGCTGTCTTCGGAACGAAGGCGATCTTGTTACCCTTCACTAAGGGCATTATCGGATTAACGATAGTGCCATAGTCAGTATCTGCAAGCAGTGCTGACCAAGAGGGGTACAAGGGCATCAATAAACGAGCCCTTGCCAAGAACTCCCCGGTTACCTGCGGTTCAGAAGAAAACTTCTGAGCCGCATCAACCAGCGGGCCCTTGCAACTACTTGTTGAGCCAGGACCCCACCTCGAAAGGCGAAGCAGTTCGTCGATATCAAAGTCTCCTAATACTCCAGAGATTTTTCTCTGAGCTGTAAAAAGAACAGCTTGCAGGGAGGGGTCAACAGACCCATCCTCTCGGAGTTTTCGGATCTTAGAATTCGATTCTCTGCATCGATCTTCGTAGAAAAGGAAATTCTTCTTCGCCACTTCCCGAGGATTTCCCGCGGAAAAACCGCGGAACTTCTTAAGGAAGTTGGCTAGAAGAGCGTCCCTTCTATAGGTGTGATGATCGGAAACTGGAACAGTGTACTCATGAGGAGGCTTAGAAAAATCGATATCTCTATCGACCTCTAGAGCCCCCTTAGGGAACAACTTGTATAGCGTCCGAACATCAGAGAGAGCATTATCGCGGCTGGTCTTCTGTCGAAGAAGACTGTCCAGCTGGTGGCGGTGTAAAACTGCCATGTTGTCGAGAACCTTTCTCCAATAGGTTAAAACCTAGGAAG